AATGAAATTACTTCATCAATTGAATGACTTGGTACTTCTAAATGAGCCTGTGGCATTGTAATAATACAATGCGGAGTGCCGCTTCCACCGATATCAAAACTTAAACTAAATGAGTTTTGAATATCATCAGAGGCTTCTACGATATCTTCATAGAACTCTGCACTCGATGTAGCACTTGCGTTATCCAGGTAACAAGTAAAGTTACCAGTGATAGATTTAGTGCCTGTAACGTGACCTAAAGGTTGATTTACTACACCAAGAGTTTCAGGGGTAAGATAAGTAAGATTGTTACTCCATGAGATGTTTCCACCTGTAAGAGTACTACTATATGTCTTAGCATTACCATCACCTAATAAACTTGTCTGCCCTGCAGCAGCTGTTATAGTTAAATCAGATATTCTGTTACGAATAAATCCTGTAGTGTTTGACACGCCTTCATTAATCAATGCATCTGATGAAGATAGATTAAGAGTTGCTTCTTCTGTAATTAGTTTTCCGTTTCCAGACCAATTTACAGTAGCAATTCCATCTAAATCAAAATCAAAAGATATGTCTCCGACTGAACAGTCAGAGAGTTTATAAATCATCTGATTTGCAGTTGCGGCTCCAGTTGTAAAATTATAAGCTGTAGCAGCTTGAGATGCTCCCATTATGAAGAATAGATCAAAAACACCTACAGTTGCTTTATTTGCTCCTGATTGAACTATGTCTAAGTTAGTAGCGTCAGAAGTAACTCCCGAATTTACTGTTTGTCCAAAGAACATTGCCCATAGTGCTTCTGTTACTTCACAATGTGCTCCATCTGTAGCACTTGCCTTTCCTGAAGTACCTTTTGTACCTCCAGCAGAAGTAAAAGGCATCATGTAAGTAGAGAAACTCCACTCAACTGGTGCATATGAGTCGTTAAACATTGCACGACCCCTTCTACTTGCTCCTGCTGTACTTTGTGCTTCATTCAAAGTAATTTCACTAGTATTTGTTGCTTGAGAAAACGAAAATCCATCTAAGACGGGTATATCATAGTACATACTTTTTGTTGCTGCAGCTGACTGCGGCACATGTGCTATGAGTTTCGTATCTCTAGAAAAATACAGTTTAGTTGCCATTATAGTCTCCTATTTGGCTTGAAAAGCGAATACGTTTGCTTTTGCTAAAGTACTCGGTTTTCTAATATCGCACCTCTATTATCATTTCGCCGATGCCGAGAGGTGCAAGTACTCCTTCGTCAGTATCTATTGATACTACTGAAATTTGTGCGACACCAGCGCTTCCATATGAGTCTGAATAAGTCAACTGATTGTTATTATCCAGTACATATTCTATATCTTCGAGGAGTAAGCAAAGAGCCTCTGTAGGGTCTTCTTGATTTACATATCCTCGAATTGTAACTGTTAAAAATCTCCACCTTTGTCCGCCTCCGTAATATTCTCTTGTTTCTGTGCCTGCGGACATATGCACAGCTGGATAAGTGCTAATTTCATCCCAAAACTTCATGGAAGGAAATACTTGATTTGAGAGTGTAGTACGGTAGTCGCCCGTACCATTGATGTCCTTTAGTTTTACGACTAAGGCATCTAATATTTGTGATCTTCTTGTTGATATACTTCTTGTCATTATACTCTCTTGGTTCTAACTAGTCCAAATCTATTGCCCATAATTTGTTGAGCTATTTCTCTAATACTGCCCCCAATTATACGTTTAGGGTCTCTTCTATTTGTTGCTAATGGGTTTCCGAACTCTGGTTCAAATACTTGATAAGGATCAGTTTGATAACTATATCTTATTTCTACTGATTTAGGTAAAGGGATCACATCTTGGATCTCTGCTGACTGTCTAAATCGTCCTGTTCTATTAACAAGAGCAGGAAGCCCCATATTCTTTTCAATTGTTTCAGGTAAAACTTTTTGAATAAGTTGTTTAAGCCCTACAGGATTTGCTGCTGCAGTTGCTTTTGCTCTACTTCTTCCTGCAGGCTTTGCCTTATTTACTCGTATAGTACTGCTTTTTGTTTTAACAGCTTGTTTTTTAATAGGCGATCTTACTTTTTTCTTAGTTTTAG